GAGTTCCCAGTACGCGCCAACTGCGTCGTAGTCGAGCGGATTGAGCGCTGTTGCTCGGATCGCACGAGAGCCAGTCGCCAGAGAGTTAAGCTCTGCTGACAGCGCCGTGATGACGCCATACTGCGTGCTAGCAGGCGGTCCTGCAGGGATGTTGATCTGGTGTTGTGCGTAGTTCATAGTTCGTCCTCATTCTTCTCAAGAGGGCAGGTCAGAGGATCGCGTGCTGAGCACTTGAGTTGACCTACCTTGTGTTCCAAATTCGTGAGGCGAGAGTCGATGCGTGAGAGGGTCTTCGTGACGCCTTCACTGATCTTCCACACAGCAACGACAGCGCCGACGAAGAGTGTGACGGGAACGACAAGACTCTGCACGTCATTGGGCTGAGTGGTATTACCCAGCCAAACCCACGAAGGGAGTGTGATGAGAGTCGCAATGGATAACGTGTACAGTCCAGCCATAACCCATCCTTTACTTATCGGGTGGTTGTGTATGAGTACCGGGCTTGTTCTGACGTGACCAATCATAAGACACGACCGTCATTCCCTTTGGGATCACCACTGACTCAGTAGACCAAGTGATCTTACCAGAGCCAGGAGGATCTTCCACCCCGATACGGCAGGTGACGTCCTCAGCGAGGATGTACGGCCCACGCTCACGGACGAGGATTATTTCCGTCCTCACGCATCCCGTCAAGAACGTCAGTAACATCATCGTAACGGTTGTCTGTGTTAAGAGCGTGTGTCTGTACATGGGAGGAGGAGAAATAATCTCTGAGGGCCTGGAGCAGTTCTTTCACGAAGACGCCGAAGAGAGTGTAAAGGATATTCATAGAGGTCACGCTCCGCGCTTCTGGAGGGAGTGGGAGAGCATGTCAACGCCAACGAGGACAAGGGCCACGACACCAGAAGCGATCATAGCGGCAGTGTCCTCTTTGACGTACTCCACGGCGCCGACTGCGATTGCGCCCTTGGAGACCCAACGCGCGAAGAGCTGCACACCACGAAGGGCGATAAACTCACGGACGCGCGCGAGGATAGCGCTGATGACAGAGGGTTCAGATTCAGCCATAATGACTCCTATTAGATGAGGTAGAGGTTGTCCGCACCGGAAGATTCGCCAAAAAGTGTGGCGATGTCGGCGTTCAGACGCGCCTCTACAGCAGGACGTACGTCAACAATATGATCGACAAACTGCGGATGACGCTGCATGCGCTCAGCAGAGGTAATGGTCTTCTTGCGATCCTCGACGTTGTCATCGAGGAGATTCATGATGTTCGTTGGGTCGGACTCGTGTGAGTGACGTCGCTCCATCTCGACCAACGCACGGTCAAGAGATAGCTCGTCATACGTGTTCGGATCTTTCGGATCCTTGCGGCGTGCTGTACGAGTGGCAGTCCAGAGGATGAGATGCTCTGCCAGAGTGTCAGCGATATCGTCGTGAGCGCCAAGTGGGAAGGTCTCGAGTTGAGTACACAGCTCTGACATCCAGGTACGGAGGAGGATGTTTCCTGCAGCGAACAGAGGTTGCAGACCGCGGACACGAGCTTCCTTCGAGCGGTTTCCATATGTGACAGGCTCGATAGTGAAATAGACGTCAGGCATCTTTCGACGGCGCTCTTCCACCCAGTAGCAGAGGGTGCCTTGATAGGCGATGGCCTCGATGCCCAGTTTGACGAATTTGTAGAGGTTGTATTGGCGAAATATCTCATTGATCACTTCACCCGGATTAGCGCGCTTTCTCCAATAATCGACGACGTAGATGATCCCTGTTTCCAGGTCTTTCGCGGTAGTCATGACGACGTTGTAATCGCCAGATTTCCCTTTGTTGACTTTTGGATCACCAGCGAGGTCGACGGCACAGTAAAAGACGGTGTTGCGCGAGTACGGTAAACTCTCATAGTACTTGAACCACTCTTTTCGGAAGATCATCATCTCCGAAGCAAGTGGAGTGTTTAGATAGAGGCAGGAGAAGAGATAAGGGCCCATCGAGATTTCCAACGAGGCCAGGGTGGTCTCGTCGAATCGCTCGGGAAAGGTTAGAACGCCTTTAGGGTCTGGTTGTCCGTCTGTTTCTTTGCAGGAGCGGACGTAGGAGGTGTAGTATGGCTCATTCTTCTCGATCCAGGAAAGGAGGTCAAGCTCAAACCATCGAGTACCCACAACGATGATTCGGGATTTGGAGGGATGTACGAGAAGGGGGAGGGCGAGACGGTGCCAACCAATAGCTTGGTCGATGTCATCCTTCGTCGGAACGACGTTCTCCATTCCCAGTTCATTGAAGTCAGGAGCAACGGTATCGTCTTCGATGATGATGTCATAGTGACGGGAGGTAACTTGGGTTCGAACACCTGCGCACTCGAAGGTGGATTCAGGGAAGCGCGCAGTACGAGGGATGCAGAGGGATTCTGAACCCCATTTACAGGTTGAGTCAGGGATGATTTCTGGAAAAAGGCGGCGGAGGAGCTGGTTGCCCTCGATCTGCTCACGGATAGCACGGAGCTTCGCCTGGGCGTTAAGGAAGGTGTTCTGCGCGATTAGGATGCGGACGTTGGGATCACGGATGGCCTCCCAGATCGGGTAAGCGATGGAGATTAGGGTGGTCTTAAACCAGCCACGAGGGAGGATGACTCGGATACGCCTATCTGGAGCCTGGAGCGTCCGACAGATGGGGCGGTGAACGTGTTTAACGAAGTCTTTGTACCCAAGAACAAACTTTGCGAAGAAGTACAAGGAGTTCTTGGACTTCTCACGCATCTGTTCGAGAATATCAGGAGGGACGGCGGTGGGACTATCACCAGGGTCGGGTTTAGGGAAAGGAGATTCTACTGGTGAGGCATCGGACGAATCAGGAACAGAAACAGAAACAGATACACCACCGCCGTCATCCTCCTGGGAGGGAGTGAACGACTGGGTCTGACAATTGATTATGTCGTCAATCGGGTCGTACATGAGTGTTGAGCGTTATGCTGGAGTTATGATGGCGTTAACGGGTTTGATGTCAACATCGTTATCGTCATCCTCAGCCATGATCTGCTTCAGGAGGGTAAGCTCCTTGATGGAGATGTTGACTGCAGGACGGGTAGAGTTGTCATCCTTCCCAAAGACGCGATCAAGGATGTCGTTTGCGGATGCGCGCCGAACGGCATCATTCTGGGAGTTCCTGGCAAGATCAACCAGGGTATTAGCGGCGTTGAGCGCTTCCGCTTCGAGTTTCTCCCGAGCTTTGGAAGAGGAATTGGCCAGTGAATCACGGGTAATACCCTCCAGGGACTTGCGGCGAATCGCGAGTTCGTTCTGGAACAGCGGAGAGGAAACTATCCTAGAGATAGACCCAGGAGCCATACCCGTGATCGTAGCGATCTCGGAGTTAGGGTATCCCTCTATCACCATATCGAGGATACGAAGATGCTGCTGGCGAATCCTCGCCAATTCAGGCTTCTTCTTTTCCTCCGGAGGTGAAATCAGCTCCGGCGCATCATGTACATCACTGTTATTGAACATAGCAACAATCCGAACGTATACGACCGTAGCTAGATAGGTGAGAAGTTATGTAGGGATGTGGGAGAGTAGAGATTTTAGGAGTGGTATCACGATAGACGGACCGGCCTGGCTGGGGGGTGCTCAGGGGGTCGATGTTCCGCCAGTGTTGTGGCCGGAATAAAAAAAGCCTCCCGACCGCTGTTGTGCGGTCGAGAGGCCGTTAGGAAACCAGTCAGGTCGGGTCTGCCCAAGCGGGGTTAGTCAAGGGGTTGTCCTCGCAGGGCTCGTCACGGTTGCCGGCCATGCGCATGGCGTCCACCAGGGCCAGCTCGCGTGACAACATACTCAGATGCTCCATCGCCCGGCGCACAATGTCACGATCGCAGTCGTACAGTTCGTCCAGCTGCTTACGCAGTTGGGCGTCGGCAAACGGCCGCGAGTCAACGCTGAGAGTCACGTAGCCGCGGTCCTCGGAGATAATGCGTGCACGAATTACAATCTTCATAGTTACTCCAAATAAAGGCGTCTAAAGATAGGCCCCCTTGGTTGGTACTCCAACCAAGGGGGCCGGTGAAACTACCGCTCCACTGTTTTGTCAGTGGCCAACTTAAGCGCTGAGATTTCCTCGGCGCTCAATGTGCGGTAGCGGGCGTCCTCGCGGCCCAGAAGTTTCAGCGCCGTCTTCCTCGACGCAAACGCCTCACCGAATTGCGATTCGGTGATCTTACCCGCTGCGAGTGCACGGGCAAGCTCGACTCCAACGTTGCTCACAGCAACGGGGGCGTTCACCGCGGTCAAGGCGAGGTGGATGCCATTCTTGGTGCCGCCCAGCGCACCATAGGCCTTCAACTCCACGCCGCTCTTGTCGACCACGCCGGTGGCACCGCACTCATACGTCGAGATCGCGGCGAGCACTCCGGCTTCGTTCAGCGTCCGGATGTACTCGCTGGCCGCCTTCACCACGTCGCCCGTCAGCGGGCCCAGTGGCGGAAGGGGGTACTCGAACGTGCGACTCACCAGGTTGTCGCTCACCAAGGCGATCTCCGCGTCTTGCGGCGCGGTGGTGTAGTGCTTGGCCACTACACGGAAAAAACGCTTCGCCATACCGAACTCCTAACTGCGGCACTCAACAGCAGCCGCTCTCTGTGAATGACTTCACTTGAAGTCATTCCTACCCCCTCACCGTACCACAAGCAAGGGGCAAAAGTCAATCGTACTCGTTGACTTTTGCACCGCTTGTGGTCTAAGCCGGTCCCTCGCCAGAGCCCTCTAGAGTTAGGGGCATTTCTCTGCCCACCCCGAAGGGGTGGCAGCATTCGGGGTGCCCTATCGTCTCGGCTGCTTCGGGGACTCTGGGTCAAACAACAATACCGATTCGCGGGCTGATGTAAGGTGAATCGAGGGTTGATGTAAGTGAACTAGGTGCTCAACCCAGAGTCCTCGAAACAGCCGAGATGAATTGGGTGTCAAGAGATGCTGAGTCGTGGATACTAACCCGACGGTGGTTGCTGATGTAGATTCAGGAGTAAAACTTGCGTCGGTGCTTGAGGATGTAAGTTCAATGAGTATCCTGCCCGACGGTGCCGGAGGATGTAAATGCAATTCATATTCTGCGCTCACACGCCTGGATACGAGGGTGCATAAAGTAAATCCTCAACACAACCTCTGACGCAACCACTGTCACACGTTGAGTAAGTTAGTTAATCGAGAGTGAGTGAGGTAGCCACGATGCAAAAGGCAAAAGTTGCTAACTTGGCTGACTGAGCAGGGTCTTACTCATACATATACAATATATAGATATATATATTATATATATAAATATACTCTACGACAGAACGTCCTTCCACAAGTTCCTTCCACAGCTCTCCTCCACAGATTCTCTGACGCTCCTACATTAGCAAGTTTTGTATACCGAGGCTTGGCTAACTAACTCATAGATCACAAGCTAACTATCTAACTAACTACCAGTACGTTGATTCTATGTCCGCTCATACTCTTACAAGGAGCACGTATGCAGAACATGAATGAAGCTCTCACGCTCAAGTCTCGTATCCGTGTGGACGAGAAGAATGTAATCCTGCTCAGTGGATTGAAGTGGTCTACCAAATTGACCAGGGATGGCAGAGTTGCGACTAGATTGCTTGTGCAGCAACCTGGGGAGGAAAGGACTAAGATCATCCAGGTGTATCTGGCCAGGCTTGTCTATATGGCTGAGTTGTATAGGCATACACACGGGTTGCCTGACACGTATGTGTTAGTCAAAGAAGACCTAGAGCAGCTATGGATGGAGTATGGCTATTACAACAGCCTAGCACCGAGACTAGTGCATGTCAACAACGACTTGCTCGACTGCACTGTAGATAACATCAGCACTGAGAAGGATCTGAAGGCCGCGGAGAGAGAAGTACGAGCGTCCCAGAGCGGTCTCCAGAGCGGATCTCACCAGGCTACACGAGCACGCACACAGACACGTGCCACATACACAGTCAATCTCTCCACCACCGCCCCCAATGGAGTGGCTGGAGCACCAGGCGCGGGTAGCACTCCACCGAGAGAGGAGACTGTCCTCGTCGAGCCCTCACCTGACATGGATCAGATGCTCCTGGAGCTGTACAACAGTGTCAAGGATGAACCTCCACTCCCACCTGTCATTAAATGATTATGAGGATTTAGAAAGCACACCCTCAATCCACACCACTGAGCATAACCACGTTCTTAAAGCACATTAGTTAAGATTTTACCCTTGACTTGCAGGGTAATTTATGGTATGCTACGCATATGATACTGGGAATAGGAAATAGGTTACGACCTGGCTCGTTGCCCGGTGGCCTATTGTCCCTATTCGGACAGTATCTGAATGAAAGGACGGTCGTTATGCGTATTACTGTAGTTTCCCTCGGTACGAAAACCCACAAGGGTGAGTGGACGCAACTCCAATTCGAAGAGGGTCAGCGTATGCGGGCTGTCGCACTCGCGCTGCTCCAAGCGGCTAAGGAACTGGAAGGTCAGATCATGGATGTCCGAAAGACCGATCCCACCTACGCCGATGTACTCCTCCGCACCATGTCGGACGTCCACGTCGTGATCGGTACGAAGGTAATTGGAGACGAGATGCGGGCTGACGTACGCCGCGTTCACTATACGGTACACGGGCAGGTCATTCCCAAGTACCAGCACGTACTGGCTGAAGATGGGCGTGACGTTCACCCCACCGTGTATCCTGACGCCTGTGACCGCGACCAAGAGTAGTGCTGTAGGTCGGTGGCTGTGCTTCGGTACAGCCACCATCCTAACGCACTACTCTTACAGCGTTAGAGAATAGGACTACGTATGACACAGCTGAATGCACCCGCAATCCCTCAACCACTCTCCACAGACTGGAGAGGGAGGCCCACCGTCTGTCGGTGGCGTATGCGTGACGCAATCGAGCGCGTTGGGACGGCGTTCACGCTGACGCTGCCCAAGCTCATGAGTGAGGCAGAACTGAGCTCACTCAGTGCTCGTGAGATTGCACTGGTGTACAAGGATAACTGGGAAACGGTTTGCTTTTCAGAGATTGACTGCAGCGATCCTCGTCTGCAGGCTGACTATCTGACGACGCCCGTCGCAGTTATCCATCACTTCTACGCCACTCAGATCGTGAACCGAACGAACTACGATGGAATGGACGCGATCTTCGATGATCGCCCTGACCATCTCCAATACACAGACACTGTCCGTCAGGAGCACACGCTCACCAACCTCACCTCCTACATGACCAAACGTAGGCTCAACTCGGTGCGGGTTGATCGGCACAACGCTGGACCTGGGATTATGTCCATCCACTTCGACACCAACGCTGGGAACGAGGCCACGTTCGATGTCTGTGAATTGTACCTTGCTTGGACGCAGATGCCTGGACGCAGCGGCCAGCTCCCTATCTACTACCCACAGGCTGAGGAACAGGACGCCATTGACTTTGCGGCTTCTCAGAAGCACGCTGCTCAGAGCGAGGGTGGATACGATGGTTCGTCGTACTACATTGTCTGCAGGCACTATCCCATGACCATCGCCGATTCGCTTTGCATCCAGCGTTCCATTTGGGAGTTGAGCGACATTCGCGAGCGTCACATCAGGAACGAGTACTCCTTCTCGGAGTATATCCCTGTCGTGAGGCACTAATTACACGGAGGTAGAATACCATGGCACTCACCAACAATCACTCACTGCTTATCCCTCAGATCGACAAGCTCGCAGGGCAAATGTCGGATATGCCTGCTCCTGGCGATGAGAACGGTTCGATCCCTTCTAAAACCAGGCAGAATAACTCGATCGAATCTATCCGCACGGATTGGACTCCGGTGGAGGAAGCGCATGGAGATTATCTTATCTCCCGCAGGCGATTCGCATACTACTCGACGCTGGGTCGTGCTCACGTACGAGCCTCGGTGATCGCCCAGATTGACGATGCGATTCAGAAGCTCGCAATCCAGAAGACCGAATTGCTGTCGGTAGTCCAGGAGGATATCGACGCACTGTGTGGGACGTTGGCTGAGGAAATGGAAGCCCGTAGACTGAAGTTCTTGACCCTGCGTCGTGAAGTAATCAACAAGCGTCGGGCAGCCACACTCGAGAAGAAGGCTCGCAAGGCTGGCCGTGTGTACGCCCCGAAGGTGACCACCAAGCGTGGCCCCACCGAGGAAGAGTTGCAGACTATGTCCGCTGCGAGTGGTCTGCCTATTGAACAGCTTCGTCAGATCCTTAACAAGTAAAGTTTAACCTCGGAGATTCCTACGGGTGTGTTACCCGTAGGTTCTCCTTTTCGAAAGGACGGTTCGTATGTCTAAGTTCAGTAACGGTATGGGTGGCTCGTTTGGCTCGGAGCACTATCGTCAGATGGTGGCTGACATGCACGAGCGTCACTACTCGTATGTCAAGGAGATGGCTGAGAGGATGCCACTCCTGTTCGGTGTGAACACGGTTCTCAAGGATAAGTCCTTCCCCGGCAACTGGAAGGAGCTCGTGGAAACACCCCCCACGAAGTACCTTGCCCAGCAGTTGTTCATGAAGGAGTGCTTGTTCCAGGAGGTCGTGAACCTGGCTTCCAAGTACAGCGGTCTGACGGAGTACATGCTCGAGCACCCCCAGGAGCAGGTGCATCAATTGGAGAAGTTCTTCGATGCTCAGTGGGATGTCGTGCTCAGGAGTATGGAAGACCAACCCATGCTTGCTGATCAGCTGGTGGCGAACAAGGACTCCTTCATTCACCCCGAAATCTATCACCTTGCTGGATACGTTCTGCATTTGTTCGTTGGCCGTCTGACCTTCACTGGAGTGATGTCTCATAAACAGTTCGCCAAGTTCGAGACCGAGGTGACCACGGACATCTCGAATATGATGGCAGGGAATGACCCGCAGATTCGGTCGAAGGTGCTCCATGCCATCGCACTCCTGCGGATGACTGGTATGATTGCCCGAGTGATCGACAAGGAGACCCCGGACAACTCCAAGTGCTTCTACGGTTCGCCTCTGTTCATGGAATTCACGAGGCGGCAGCTTGTGTCCCTGTACGAGCTCGGTGAAGTGCACGACTAACATTTACTGACCTACTACCTTTACTCAAGGAGACTTTACTATGTTTATTCTCAAGCCCCGCAATGACATGAACCTTCGTGACGCTCTCGGCAATACGGAGGGCTTCTTCGATAGGTTTGGTGACCCACAGAATCACGACGTACTGCCGCTGAACACCTGGCTGGATCCGGATCAGCTGACTGACAGCTCGGACGTATACCTGGATACCAATATGCAGGTTCGCGAGTTCGTCGAGGAGTGCATCCAGGAGGCAGGGGACAACTACGAATCCTACTGGATTGAGATCGTGGAGGTTCGCTGGTTCCAGCAGTTCATGATTGAAGCCAACGACGAGGGCGTGGCTGTACAGATCAAGACTCGGTAGATGTGACTCTACAGGGCATTATGAGGATTTTCTAAGTAAACCCTCATAGTGCCTTGTTGAGTACCATTTACTGAAAGGACGGTACAGTATGAAAGTTATTAGTCAAGGCAAGCAGACGGTGATCACTGGATTCGCGATCCTGAGGCCAGCGTCATTCCAGGACACCCAGGTTATGTTCAACGACACGATCTATGAGACCAGGACGGAGGCTCAGGAGACGCTGGAACGCTTCCGCGCTGACTCAATCGCCCGTGGGAGCACAACGATACGGGTCTGGAACAATGCACGCGTGACGGCAGTCGTAATCGTTGTCGAGAGTGGGACGAACCTTCCTCCAGTGGAGTGCTGAAATGAACTACCTAGACGACAATCGTCCTCCCAAACCCTGCGTCCGTTGTGGCTACTGCTGCAAGGCGGTTCCTTGCGCCCACCCTCAAGCGAAGTGGAATGAGACCCGTACTCAGTGCACGCAGCTCTATGTCGACCGAGTAGTCGACGGCGTCGAGTTCTATGCCTGTAAAGTTTGGGCTGATATAGATACAATCGGTGCGGGGTGTACGTCAACTGCGTTCAATACCGAACGTCACAAGAGGCTCGTCGTACTATCAAAATGACGCCCACGGCTAGGTGATTCCCGCGTTGTCTATTTGGTAGGATTTTATATGATTCGCCCCAACTCCTCTATCCAGTTGACAGCCGACTACGTCGACTTCGTGTCGTCTAACGTCGCGGGTCTGCTCTGCATCAGAGTATTCCCTCCCAGTCGTATCTCCTGCTTCGTGCAGCAGTACAACGGGAAGATCTCTCCTGCAATCATGTCACTGGAGGAGATGGAGGAATACATTGCTGAGGCGAATCGTGTAATCCAAGCCGCCAACGAGCGGCCTGTCACAGACACATCTATTTCTCACAGTCCAAAGGAGGTTATTTATGAAGACCTGAACACAGCAGAGACAGAACAGCAATCGAAATCTGGGTTCGAGTTAGAGTCCGACGTTCCTACTAGTCCAGACCCTTTTGAACCATACTAGTTGTATGGAGTCTGGGCAGATGTAAATCAAATTCTCACTTACATTGACGAGGTTACTATGAAGACCATTTCCGGCGTTAAGGTTACTTCCAAGGGCAAGCTCATCGGCACCATCAACATCCGTGAGTTCGACTCGGTTCCCGAGGCTCAGGCGGAGCTGGGTGACAAGTTGGCCCTCGAGCTGATCAATGTCCAGTACAAGACTCGTGCCATGAACCAGACCCGGCAGCAGGCCGGTGCGAATATGTCCGGCAAGCAGCTGAAGCAGGCGGCTCTGAACCGCATCTGCGTCACTCCGGATCTGCTCATGCGTCTGCAGAGCATCACCCCGCGGATTACCGCCGAGGTGTCCGACAAGGCCACTGCGGATATGATGATCGCAGCGGAGATCGACAAGCTCCTCCTGGAGGTGGCGGCTACCATCAAGGCGGAGAACGACGCCAAGCTCGCCTCCCTGCCCGATGCGTCGGAAGACGACGACGGCGAATAATCCTCCTGACTGGGTTGTGCGTTACAACCCGACAACAGCCCTAGGACGGTCTACACCCGTCCTAGGGTTTTCTCAGTCCTATTCTGTTCTGTTTCTGTTGGTTCCTGTCCCGGTTGTCCTGCCTTGGGTTTCCGTCCTTTCCCCCGAGGCAGGATTTTGCTGATGAGGTGATGGTCACCGTATGGTTCTCAGAGTATATCCTCCCAAATCCCTGCTCTGTGAATCGTATCATAACAAGCCGTATATAAAGATGCGGAGAAAAATCTCCGAGGTCTGGCGTAGCACGGATCCGTACGGACAGACTGGCTTGCTCGGGCTCGATACCCGACATCAGCATTATGCTCAGAGTCAAATTAGACAACACGCTTTACCTCGTATCGCGTATCCGTGAAAGTGGTGACGTAGAACTGATAGACCCACTTGGGCGTCTATCCGTTCACCCTTCTACGGTTCTCTCCTACACTACCACTCCCACTGGCTGCCTTCGGATCAAGCTGGGAAAGCCACTTCTCTCCATCCCCGAACTCCGTAAGGCTAGGATTGAATTCGCTGATGCAAATCGAGCGAGCAGCAAGCTCACGAAGCGTGAGTCCGCTCTACTTGGTCTGGACGTTGCCGATTCCCCGACGAAGGGTGATGATGCTGGTGCAACTCCCAAGAAACGCCTGACCCTAAGCGGTCGGAAGAGCCGGACTATGACAATGCTATTACCGACGATTATACCAGATGTAGTGGATGCGACTGCAGCGGCTGCACTACGAAAGCTCCTCAACGGATGAGGGCTCTGCAAGCTGGCTGAGCATCACGCATCTCTAAGATCTGGTGGAAAGGACGGACGATGACCACCATGTTTGAGAGGCATTTCATCGGAAAGGAGCCATCCCCGGACGACCCTCCGAATGGCAACAAGGAACCGGAGTATCCGAAGATTGATCCTTCCACCCTGACTGATCAACAGTGGGTGGAGGAACTTCAACGCGTCACTAAGATCGTGAAGAGGTTTTGCCGACCACCAGTCGATACCGAAGACCTGGCCGTCGGCATCTTAATGCAGTCAGTCTATGAGTACAACAAGTTCCCTGTTGATTATGTCCTTATCCGTAGTCGTTGTTTTGATACTCTCCGCCGGCTTAGACTGGAGAGAGATACTTGGCGTCTTATGGACAAGGAATCAACAGCAACGCGGCTCTTCAAAGCGGGCTCCAGAGCAGAGGACATCCGAAACTTCATCAATGAAGTGCTTAAACAGCTCGGCCCTCGACTCTCGCGCCAGCAAACGGAGATAATTTACCTTCACTACTACAAAGGATTAGAAATTGTCAAAATAGCCGAGGTTGTCAGATCACAACCGAGGCAAATAGCGTTCATTCTACATGAGGCGATTGACATTATCCGCCAGTATCTTTGGAGTATAGGATATGGAAGCACCATCAACGACACCGACCATAACTCTGACTAACACTCAGGAGACTGCGGTCGCACAGGTTTGTGAGTGGTACCATAAGTACGCACCCATTAGACGTCATTTCAAGCTCGGCGGCTATGCTGGAACTGGTAAGACGACGATCATCAAGTCGATTATCGAACGGCTCACTGACAGCATTCCCACGCCGAACATCCAAGTTGTGTCATTCACGGGCAAGGCTGTCTCTGTTCTGCGGAACAAGGGCATCCTCTCCGCTGTCACTCTGCACAGTCTGATCTACATCCCGATTCAGAACTCGGACGGGACGGTCACGTTCGAGCGTCGAGACAATCTGGTAAACGGCAACGGCAGGATCAACCTCGTTATCTTCGACGAGGCGTCTATGTGTTCCAAGCAGTTGTACGAAGACCTTGTCTCGTATGAAGTCCCCGTCCTCTGGGTTGGTGACCCTGGCCAGCTCGAACCAGTCGGTGACGACATCAATCTGATGCACTTCGAGTCCTGCGACGTCATCCTCGACGAAATCGTGAGGCAGATCGCTGGGTCACCGATCATCCGACTGGCCACGAAGCTCCGCAAGGGCGTTCCTATCCTGGCCTACACAGAGATTGACGAGACGCTTGGTGCTGTACGAGCTGTGTCTAAGCGATCGCTGATCCCTGCTAATGAAGCCATCATCAGGACGTCAGCGGACATCATCATCACCGCGTTCAATCGTGAGCGGAACAAGATCAACCGAGAGATCCGTGAGAAGCGGTTTAGCTCTCACCACCCTGGTATCTTATCGGTTGACGAGCCTATCATCATTACCAAGAATGACCTCAAGCAAGGGATATTCAATGGGATGATGTTGACCGTTCTCTCGATTAACAACGAGCCTCGTGGTCTGCGTGTGACGGGCCTTACCCAGACCAACGAAAAGGTGTCTGTGCTGTTGCGGAGTCGTCCTGAGTGTCTGTACACTAAGGAAGAAGAATCCGCTCAGCGTCAGCAGGACTATCTAACCAGGAAGATCAAGTCCACCGTCCCAGCATCATGGGATTACGGTTACTGTCTCACCTGCCATAAAGCACAAGGCTCTGAGTGGGATAACGTCATGATCTATGTTCCCTCATGGTGGGGGAACAAAGGTGAGGAGTTATTCTCCCCTCAGCGTTGGTGCTACACCGCGGTTACTCGCGCGAAAGGTTCGGTGTTCTATGCCTTCTAGCGTTATAGACGATCTTTGGCCGAATTACACCCCAAGGACCTGGCTGTCTGTCTCTGATCTCGTTCAGTTCTCACGCTGTCCAAGGTCGTTCTTCTACCGCACGGGATGCAACATGCTGCTCGGTGAAGCACATGCCGCACTGTCCTTCGGTGAAGCTATCCACGCGGCCTTGCCGATCACCCTTACCGAAGGGTACGAGCGAGGCTTGGCTGAGTTCAACTCCATCTGGGGACACCGCGAAGCAGACGAGAAACGCAACAACGTCACGGCTGCTCGCATCCTCGCTGACTACGCTGCAGCTCAGAGCCAGCGTCCGTATCGTTTGATCAAGCCGGACACCGCGATTAAGATTTCGAACAAGGTGTCTGAATGGGAGATTCCGTTCGCCATCGACATTGGAATGCACGTTCCACTCGTTGGGCGTATTGACGGTCTCTGCAGGATGAACCACGACGACTCCCTGTGGGTGTTGGAGTACAAGACATCTTCAGAGCTTACCGCACGGACATTCACCTCCTGGGAGTTGTCTCCCCAGGTCATCTGTTACGTCAGCTATCTCCGTGCAACCGTAGACGAGCCCATCCAAGGAGCAATGATCGAGGTGGTACGTGTGTCAGCGCGTGACTCCCTGACTCTCTCGAATCCAGTCTGGGTGAAGGATCACCACGTCGACAACTTCATCCTCTGGGCAAGGAAGATGGCGGCTGAAATCAAGTGGTGTGAAGACAATCGTTGCTTCCCACCGCATTACTCTGGTTGTCATCCGTATGCCCATTTTGGACAGCACGGATACCTCTGTTCGTATTCGACCCTCTGCCAACTCCCTGACGAGCACGCAGCGGGTATGCGTTCGATTATGTCCTTCCAGGAACCGCGTCCATATGACGCCTTACTAGCACCAAAGGAGCTACCACAATGTCTCCAAGCGTCGACCCACTCGTCGATCCCGCAGTTGCTGTCCAAGGATCAAGCTCAATCTTCACCAACGGCACCTACTTCCAATATCTCTTCGAAGACATCCTCACCGCAGAACAATTTGGTTCTGGGGCCATCCACCACACCCTCTCCGACGTTCGTGCCGCTCTAGCCTTCGACCTGAAGAAGCCACACCTCAGTAATAAGCTCTGGGCCGACAAGCTCATATGCCGTGTGACTATCCTTCATGCTGGCGGAAAGATGACGAGTTTCATTCTGTCTAACGCAGTTCTTCAATTTATCTTCGGATGACCACTATGGGAAACGAGACCAATCATGACGACTACCAATGCTCAATTTGTGGACGGCATACCTACGGAACCGTCTGTTCCGCCTGTATCTCCGAACAATCCGTCTGGAGTTCCTATCAGCGAGAGTTCGACCCCGCAAACGCCAAACCCGACGGTAAGCCCGTCGGATATGGATTCCGCTCAACAGGATGCTGGGAACCCAACCCACCAAGTAGTGACGGTGTTGGCAGCTCTCGGTCAAGACACTAGGCTCAAGCTGCTGGAGATGGCAATCGAGGGTCCGATCAATCCCAGTGACGCCGCAAATGTCCTGGGCCTGACCATCCCTACGATTGTCCACCACCTGCAAGCGATGGCCAGTGCTGGACTGTTCGAGATTCACAAAAGCGGACGATACAGTTTCTACATCGTGAAAGTTGTTCCGCTGGGCCTGGCTATACTGTACCTCGAACGCCTGGTTCAGCAACGTGGACGAGTCGTAACCAAGCTCTTTAATCAACAACTGGAGAACTCCTCAAATGTTACTAGGTGAGATTAAAACCTTCGACCCGAAGATTGTTCTATTCGGCCCTGCAGGAAGTGGTAAGACGGCTCTTGCCTGTACACTGGGGCGTGGAGCCAAGTTCTTTGACTTCGACCGTGGGATTATGTCAGCTCTGACGTTGAAGGACTCCTTTACTCCCGCCCGACACCAGGTTGATGTCATGGGCCCCGTGGAGAACGGGCGCCCTATTGGATACGCTGACTTGAACCCTCTCGCACCCAATGGCTGGAGGCAGTTCATGTTGGATCTGACCGAGCACGTTAAGTACATTCGTGCTAAGCCCTCTGCAGCGGCCTCGGCGTATATCTTTGACTCACTGACTGCGATGAACGAGGCTGCGACCCGACACATCCTCGGTAACTCAGGCTCCCCGATGCGTGCTCCGGAACTCCAGAACTGGGGTCCGATTCAGACCGAACTCAAGAACGCAATGGCACTCATCAAGTGCCTTCCTGGTGTTGTGGTTCTTATCGCACACGATCAGCGTGACGTGTTCAAGAAGTCCAAGGATGATAAAGATCCGATGCAGTTCTTCGAACTCGCCATCCCTGGAAAGAACATGCCGAATATGATTGCGGCGATGTTCACCGAGGTCTGGTACATGAACATGGAACCTGCTCCGGGGAATACCTTCCGCCGCGTCCTACAGACTAGCTCGGATTCGATGATCAAGGTTAAGACGCAAACGCAAATCCCTAATGGTACTGATACGTCAATCGGATTGCCAGCGATTCTCGCAAAAAC